GAATCTACCTGAGTTTCGATTTTGTCTCCATCAGCTAATGTGATAGTGACTCCATAATGTGAGAGGTTCAAAGATTGTACACCCTTAAAGGAATACTCGACATTTGGTCTAGCCATAGCGAAAAAAATTAGTTAAGTTTTCAAGTTTCGCAAGGAAGTTTTTCTCCTTACTCTTATATTATACCAGAGACTAGTATATATACAAGAGCAAAATAAACTATTTAGTGTATCATATGTTACTAGGGGGTGTAGTTGCGAAATATTTTTTATTTTGTAGGTAGGTGGGGAACTTACTGACAAAGCACGAAATAAGTTGCTGTTATGATAAAAGAGGTTATTATTTTTTGTATGGGAATAGCAGAACCTTTAAGTTTACGTTGGGCACAAGGTGAAGTATTTAAAGCGGATGAAAGATTTAGAGTATTAGTAGCTGGAAGAAGGTTTGGAAAGAGTTATTTAAGTTGTGTTGAGTTATTAAAAGGAGCTATTGCTAAACCTGGAGAAACATATTTTTATTGTGCTCCTACATATAGGATGGCAAAAGACATAGCATGGAAAACATTAAAGAAATTAGTACCAAAGCAATGGATTAAATCTAAGAATGAGACAGATTTAAAGATTGAATTAGTAAATGAATCAACTATTGAGTTAAAGGGGACTGAGAATGCGATGGCATTAAGGGGTAGAAGTCTTTCAGGGGTTGTATTAGACGAAGCAGCGTTTATGGATAAGGAAGTATGGTCAGAAGTTATAAGACCTGCTTTAGCGGATAAACAAGGATGGGCATTATTCATTTCAACACCTGATGGAACGGCAAGTTGGTTTTATGATTTATGGTGTTATGTACCTGAAGATGAGAGTGGGGATTGGAAAAGATGGAGTTTTACAACTATTGATGGGGGTAATGTTCCAAAAGAAGAAGTTGAGGCAGCTAGAGGACAGCTAGATAATCGTACATTTAGGCAAGAATTTGAAGCAAGTTTTGAAAATTTAACAGGATTAGTGGCAATAAGTTTTGACGATGAGAATATTTCGTCCGAAGCACAAGATTTACATATGTTACCTCTATACATGGGGGTAGACTTTAACGTTGATCCTCTTTGTGGCATATGTGCTGTAAAAAATAACAATAATTTGTATGTTTTTGATGAAATTATCCTTCGGGGAGGTGCAACTACATGGGATTTTGCTGAAGAAGTGGTAAATAGATATGGAGTTGACCGAAGAATTATAACTTGTCCCGATCCTACGGGCGGTGCTCGAAAAACAAGTGGTGTCGGTCTTACAGATCACACAATTTTACGAAGAAGTGGGTTTACTGTTTCCAGCCCGAAAGCCCCGTGGAAAATTCGTGATAAAATTACTGCTGTAAATACGGCATTATTTGATGCTACTGGTGATCGGAGAACAATAATCCACCCTCGATGTAAAGAGTTAATAAAATCACTTCGTACGTTAACTTACGCACCAAATACAGGTATTCCTAATAAAAATTTAGGAGTTGACCACGCATTTGACGCTTTCGGGTATCTTTGTTTACAACAATTCAATCTTGCAAAACCAGAGACACTAGGCCAAACTTCGTTTAGAATATATTAAGAGACACTTTTTATTATGGCTTACGGTTCAATGAAACCTAAAGGTAAGAAAAAAAAGAAGAAAAAAGGTAATAAAAAACGCTGTACTTGTGGGATGTAGGTATGGGAAAACTATGTGCTAGAGGTATAGCCGCTGCAAAACGCAAATATAAAGTTTATCCATCTGCTTATGCAAATGGTTATGCTGTTCAAGTCTGTAAAGGTACAAAGCCTGATGCCTCAGGCAAAAAAAAGACTGCTTCTGGTTACACTAAAGGTAAAAGAAAGACTACGAGGAAAAAACGTGGCAAAAAGTAGTGGAGGTTTAGCACGTTGGTTTAAAGAAGAGTGGGTTGATATAAAGACTGGTAAACCTTGTGGTCGAAAGAAGGGTGAAGATAGATCATATCCAGCCTGTAGGCCTAAAAAGCGTGTATCAAGTAAGACACCTAAGACTGCTTCAGAATTAAGTTCAAAAGAAAAAGCTAGATTTAAACGTGAAAAAACAGGTAGTAAAAAAATAACTTATCAACATAGACGTAAAAAGAAGAAAAAATAACTGTGAAAGTTGCAGTTTCAAGGTAATATATTGTTATAAGTAAATTTTTTTTTAAATCATGGCATTTTTTCGTGGAGAAGAAGGCTCTGTTGCATTTGATAACGGAACTGGATCAGTTGGAGCTATAGCTTCTACAACAGCTTGGACATTAGATATTACAAAAGATACATTAGAATGTACTGCTCATGGTGATACTTCAAGAAAATATGTAGGAAGTCTTATCTCTGGTTCAGGAACTGTAGATCTTCTTTATACAGCAACCTCTGGTGATGACACTTCTGAAATTATTAATGATATTTTGACTGCGGAAGATGCTGGTGATGCTTCATTTAACTTGTTTTCAGATACTTCTGGAGGTAAAAAACATAGTTTTAACGGTATTATTACAGGAACATCATTTAGTTCAACTATTGGTGATATAAGTACAGTTTCAGTAAGTTTCCAGATTAACGGACCTATTACTTCTGCTGTTTAATGCCTAAAGGATCTTATTCTCCCAAGCAACGCAAACTTGCTGCTGTTGCACCTCCACGGGATAAGATTACTGCTGCTGATCTTAAAAAACTTAATACTAAAAAGAAAAAGAGGAAAAAGAAATGAAGAAAAAAGAACTTACAACTAGGCAAAAAACTGCTTTAGCAAACCATAAAAAGAAAGGTACTCATACTGCACAACACATGGCGGTAATGAAGAAAGAAATGTTAAGTGGGAAAACATTTACAGAAGCACATAAAATAGCTATGAGGAAGAAAGGAAAATAATGCCACGAAAAAAAGGAGTCAGTTTATCAGTAGGAAGAGGCGAAAAGTCTAAGAAGGGAGGGCTTACTGCTAAAGGACGAGCAAAATATAATAGAGCTACAGGAAGTAATTTAAAAGCACCAGTAACAGAAAGTAATCCTACAGGAAAAAGAGCAGCAAGAAGAAAGAGTTTTTGTGCAAGAATGAAAGGAGTTAAAGGTCCAATGAAAGATAGTAAAGGCAGACCTACTAGAAAAGCATTAGCATTAAGGAGATGGAAGTGTTGACATGACTTATTCAATTCCTGGTCCAATTAGAACCAACATAGTTTCTTCTACTTCAGCAGGAGGAGATGATAGTCCTTTTACTAGAACTAGAGCAGTTTTAGACATGATGAAAGGATGGGAAATAATGAAAGCTGTTACTGAAGGTACAGATTACCTCAGACAAAATAGTGAAGCATTTTTACCCTTAGAGCCAAGAGAAGATTACGATGCTTACCTTGCTAGAGTAAATAGAGCAGTATTCAGTCCTTTTACACAGAGATTAATAAGAGCAGCTACAGGATTAGTACTTCGTAAACCAATAACATTAACAGGAGATCCTTATTGGACTGAAATGTTCAAAATGGATGTTGACGGCTGTAAGTCAGATTTAGATGAATATGCAAGAAGAATATTGATGTGTTCATTAACTTATGGTCAAAGTCATATTCTTGTTGATTATCCAGCACCATCTGGAGCAAGAAGTTTAGCGGAAGAAAGAGCACAAGATCGCAGACCATATTGGATAGAGGTAGATCCAACAAATCTTTATGGTTGGAGATTAGATCGTGAATCTAATTATGGCAATTTGATACAAGCAAGAATTGCTGAAAAAGCAGTATTACCAAGTGGTCAATTCGGTGAACAGGTATTTGATCAGATAAGAGTAATCGAACCAGGGAGATACAGAGTATTTCGTAAAAAAGAACAATTGGAGGAAATGTATGATGTTTCTGATAACAGTTCTGTGGGTGAATTTGAAGTGGCTACTACTGATAAAGACTATAGACAAGTTGAATCTGGTAGTTTTTCTCTTGGTGAAATACCTTTAGTTACTATTTATTCTGGAAAAACAGATAATTTAGTAAGCAAACCACCTTTATTAGATATTGCATATCTTAATCTTGCACATTTTCAAAGACAAGCTGATTTAATTCATAGTTTGCACGTTGCATCTCAACCCATGTTAGTAATGGAAGGATATGATGATCAGACTAAAGATTTAGCGATTTCTGTTAATTATGCAATGGCAACTCAACCTGGTAACAAAGTTTATTATGTAGAACCAGCCAGTAGTGCTTTTGATGCTCAATCAGCAGAAATAAAAGAGTTACAAATGCAAATGGCTACTTTAGGTATTAGTACATTATCACAACAGAAATTCGTAGCAGAGTCAGCAGATGCTAGAAGATTAGATCGTGTTGACACTAACTCTATGCTTGCGATGGTATCTATGGAATTAGAGCAAAAGTTACAAAAAGCATTTAATTTATCTGCTGAATATGTCGGAATTGAACCCCCAGAAATAAAAATTAGTAGAGACTTTGATATTGAAAGATTAATAGGTCAGGATATAACAGCATTAACCTCATTGTTTGACCAACAGGTTATAGATAGAGAAGAGTTTAGAGATATTTTGGTACAAGGTGAAGTGTTACCAACGGCTAATGAGGCTAAATCTGAATAATTTGATAAACTGATAGCTAAGTACATATTTTTCTATGGCTAAATCTCTAGATAAGGTTCTTCAATCTGATGGATCTTACAAGTGGGAACTTGTTGAACATACTTCTGAATCAGTAGTAGAACAAGTTAAAAAACCTGCTAAAAAAGCAGCAAAACCTAAAACCACTACTACTCAAACAACAACAACTACAACAACAAAAGAATAATTTATGGCAATCGAAGAAAAAGTAATTCAGCCTGAGTCCGTGACCAACGCTGAACAGCCCGTGGCTGAAACTCCTTCACAACCACAAGCTCCAAATCTTGATTCTGTTAAAACACAGTATGAAGAGCAAATTAAGGCTTTAAAAAAAGAATTGGTCGAAAAAGAAGAAGATCGTTTAGGTGTTAAACGAAAATTAAATGAAGTTTACCAACAAAAAGAAAATGAACGTAAACAAGAACTAGAAGATCAAGGGCAATGGAAAACTTTATGGGAGGAGGCAAATAAAACTGCACAAGAAAAAGATCAACAAATTTCTTCTTTATCTCAACAATTAGAAGAGATGAAAACTTCTAATGAAGTTGCTTCTACGAAAACAACAGCACTTGCAGCTATTAGTAATCTTGGAGCAATTAATGCAGAACAAACTTTGTCATTGTTACAAGGTAAGTTACAAAAAAATTCTGAAGGTAAAGTTGTTGTTCTTAATGGTGGAGTAGAACAGGATCTTAATGCCTATCTCAGCAGTCTCAAAAATCCTGGTAGTGGCTGGGAACATCATTTCAAACCAAGTTCTGCAGCTGGTATGGGTGCAAAACCAAGCCCAACAGCTAATACTGGTACGGGTCAGGCTAATCCTTGGAAAACGGGCAATCTCACTCAACAAATGATACTATTAGAGCAAGACCCACAGCTTGCAGCCGTGCTCAAGCAAGAGGCACAAAAATAGTTAGTTTCCGTGAAACTAATCCCCTTGTCCGTGACTAGGGTATCGCAAAAGTATTTAAGGTAATCTGAATGGCTGCTCCGTTTCAGAATTATTCTGGCGGTGTCCTATTAGCGGACATCGTTAAGAGAAATAATCTTAGTGCCTACGTTTCCGAAGCTATAAAAGAGCGTAGTGCATTTATCAAATCTGGTGCTGTTGTGCGTAACGCACTTCTTGACGCATCAGAAGGTGGAACAAGAATCCAAGTTCCAGAGTTCAACCCAATCTCTCCAACTGAAGAAATTTTAGATGGAACAGCAACTTGGGGTACAGGTAACGGTGGTTTCTTAACTCCACAGAAAATCGGTACAGGAACACAAATTGCAACTATCTGTCATAGAGGTTTTGCATATGCTGTTGATGATGTAGCTGTATTGGCAGCTGGTGAAGATCCAATGGGTCATATCAGAAACCAAATTGCAGATGCTATCAACAAATTAAACTCAGTAAGATTGTTTAATCATCTTCAAGGTTTATTTGGATCTGCTCTTGCTTCTAATCACTTAGATTTAGCAAAAGCTGGTACTGGTGCTACTGAAACCAACTTCTTGACTGCATCAGCAGTTGCAAGAGGTAGATCACTTCTTGGAGAAAGAGGAGAAGAACTAGATACAATCGTAGTTCACCCATCTGTTGCTTACTACCTATATCAGGTTGGTATGCTTACATTCTCTACTGATGCACTATCAACTGGAACTAGCATCCAATGGGGTGGCGGTGGCGTTGGTGTCACAGAAAGAAGTATCGGTCAGTTTGCAGGAATGAATGTTGTTATTGACTCACAAGTAAATACAGTTCCTCCTGGAGCATCTGGTCATCAAACTGAGTTCCTTTGTTACTTAATTAAGTCAGGAACAATTCTTGAAGGACAGCAATCACCTCTAGGTATTGAGTCAGACAGAAACATTCTTTCTAAGCAAGATGTTATGTCTGTTGACTACCATAGTGCTTATCATGTTATGGGTACTAAATGGGTAGATGCTGGTGACAACCCAACAAATGCTCAGTTAGCAACAGCTAATAAGTGGGCATTAACATACGATGCAGACTTAGTGCCAATTGTACGTTTAGTTGTTAACTCACCTCTTGATACTTCTAATATCGCTTAGTAGTATTATTTCGGTAATGAATAAACCTCATCAAATATTGGTGGGGTTTTTTCTTTACGCTACAATAAAACTAAATTACTTTTTGGATCGTGGCAGCCACTATAGACGCAACAATAAAAGGAGCTAATGCTAATAGTTACGTTACTCTTTCTGAATCTAATGACTACTTTGATACTTCTCCCGATTCTTCTACTTGGACTAACAAAACAGATGATCAAAAGAAAAGATCATTAATATCAGCAACTAGATGGATTGATACTTTAGTTTTTTATGGAGATAGATGTGATTCTGGACAGGCATTAAAATTTCCAAGAAATAATTATCAGGTTGATGGAGTAGAGCTTGCTTGTTCTACAATTCCTCAGAATATTAAATATGCACAGTTTGAATTAGCAAGGGCATTAGCAAATGATACTGGAGCTATAACTGGTACTACTGGTAAAGATGGTAATTTTTCTGAGGTAAAACTAGGAGATATACAGGTCAAATATAATACTGATAGTCAGGGAACTGGTTCTGTTAATAATATTTTAGATGTTTACCCGTGGTTACAAAGTTATCTTGGAGCATATATGCTAGGCGGTGCAGGTGCTTTTCAAATGAGAGTGGTTAGAGGATAATGGCAGGTCAATTAGATTCATTATTAAAAAGTGTGGCTAAACAGGTTGTAGCTGATTTAGGTAGTTCTCTTGATACAACTATTACTTATACAAAGAAAACTTCTGGAAGTTATAACACAAGTACAGGTGCATATACAACGACTGATACAACTTTTGCTGATATAAAAGTTCCAATTGAGTTTATTAAATCAGAAGAAGATGAAGGTAAAGAAATGAGACAAGCGAAATTATATATTACACCTGATTTAATAGGTAATAATCAAGTGGATTTTGATGATGAAATTACATTAAGTTATGCAGGATCTAATGTTACTGCAAAAATTTATGATATTGATACGAAGAAAGGTGGTCAGATTTATCTCTTTACAATATTGGTACGTTTTTGATGGCTAAAGATTTTTTAAAAAGTGATGTTGTTGGTGATCTTGAGGCACAACTTAATCGTGATTTTAATACTGTTATAAGAGAAGCACATAAAAGTTTAGGAACAGAAACTCATAGTCCAGTTTATACAGGATTTTTTGCGTCTAGCTGGAAAGTTGCAAATACCCCACCAAAAGCAAAAGATGATATTTTGAAATTTAAACCTTGGTCTGAAATAAAAAGACAAAGTAAAGGTAAAAGACCTTTAAATCCAAAAGTACAACCAAGATTTAAAGTCAATAGAACATTTGATATTAAGAAAACTGTTTTTATTGGTAATACCGTCAAATATGCTTCATATGCTTTAGAAGGAGGTAAAATACAAAATTTTGTACAAGGTCGTATGGGTCAAATTATTAAAGAAAACATGAAAGAGAAAAAAGGTAAATTATTCTTATTAGGTGCACCAAATGTTGACGATAAAGGAACAACAGGAGGTTTCGGAAGCTTAACCCCTGGTATTGGTTATGGAGATGTCTTATGACTTTAGTTAAAACAAGAGCAGCCTTTGAAAAAGCTGTTACAGATGCAGTTGTAGCAGCAGACGCTACTGTTTCTGTTGTTTACGATAATGTTACTTTTGTTACCCCTGGAAAAACTAAAAAATATGTAGTAATGATGATTAATTACACTTCTTCTACATTACAAAATCAAGGAGCAGCAACAAATTTTTATTCAGGAGTTGTTCAATGTAATGTTTACGTTCCAAAGTCTAAGGGGACTTCTGTTTTATCTGCTATTAGCGAATCTGTTATTGATGGGCTTACTTCAGTAAATGCTTCTAACTATGCAGATCCATTTAGTGTAAAACCAAGAGTTCAAGATATAAATGGTCCTACAATGCTAGAAATAGAAGATAGAAGTCATTTTGTTGGTATTATATCTTGTCAATTTTCAGCAAACGCCTAGTATAATAAAGTAGCAATATTTATTTTATGACTAGAGCAGTTGATCTTTTAAGAAACAAATTTGGAGTTTCTCAACTTTACAAACATGATGTAGTAAAAGATGGAGAAGTTCAATTAAGTGTATATTGGCATCCTTTGACTATTGCAGAGAGAGAAGCCATTTCCAAAAAAACAGGAACAGATGATACTAATGATTATGCTTTGCAGATGATGATTGAAAAAGCATTGGACGAAGAGGGTAAAAGACTTTTTCAAGATGGAGATAAGGCTTCATTAAGAAGAGAAGTTTCAGCATCTATTCTTGAAGAAATACAGATAGCGATGATTACGGTGGGAACTGATAAGGAGGTTAAAGAGGCTAAAGCCGATTTAAAAAGCTAATAATGACTGGAAATTTTTATTTTCATTAGCAAAGCAGTTACATAAGACTGTAGCTGAATTATGTAATACTTTGACTATTGAAGAGATGATAGGTTGGGCTGCTTTTGCAGAGCTTGAA